AGACTTGCGACATTTACAATCAGATGAATTGGCCAACCCCACGAGCAGGCAACCCAGGCAGTCGCAAGCCCGGAACGGGGGGCAAGATACTAGCGGAGGAAGCGAAGAAACACGCTGGCCTGCAAGACCCGGAGAAGAGCAGTACGAGTGGGAAGAACCACGGGTCGTGGGCAACACCGAGGTCAAGGGATGCAGGGGAATGGTGCATGAACAAAGCGAGAGTGGGGACAAAAAAGGAGGACACACTAACGGGGCAAGCAACGGAAAGAAAAACCTTGGGCAAGCTCAATCCGAATTGGGTGGAGCAACTCATGGGACTCAGCACAGGGTGGACAGACTTAGGCTCTTGGGGAATGGAGTTGTCCCACAAACAGCAGAACTAGCATGGACGACTTTATGGAAGGAAATGAATGCCAAGTGTCATACGAGGTGATGCAATCTGCATGGTTAAGATTTTGGAATAAGAACCAACTTGCAATCAATTCAGATGGTAAAGTTTACCGTACAAAAACGCCCAGGCAAATGCCTGACAGAATAGATGACTTTAGAAATCATGCCAAACGCAATAAGACAATGCACCCATGAGTTTAAGAATTTGATTCATCGCTGGTCTGAGGAATCGGATTTAGCGGATGAATCAATTGTTCAATGTATGGTTAACGCAGCCAAGGAATATTACAAAGAGGATGTCATTGAGTTTGAATGTGACATGGATCTTGAGGATGAGGAATGAATATATACGAACCAACAGGAAAGAAGATGGAGAGTTGGCCACAATGGGTACAGCGACTGTCCAATGAGAATATAATTTTAAAGCGTAGAATAGCTGAATTGGAAAAGCAGTTAATGGAAGAACAGGCAAAAGAATGAAGTGGATAGATGGGGATGATGGTTGGGTAATAGAACAGCAGAAATTATGGGCAAGAAAAGCCCCGTTTGGCTGGCAAAGATGTTGGAGATGTGGTTCTCAATGGAGACAATTTTTTGAATCCACCTGTACATGCAATGATAAATGATTGTACCAAAGGGATGGAATCCGATCTTTTGGAGAAAATATGCGAGAGCAATACCATTATCAGTTGTCGAAAGACCCATGTGCGACTTACGAGAGCTAGGGCCAAAACGATCACAATTAAGCCAAGAGACGTTGGAACGGATCAGGAGGGATGGTCAGTTGATGAAAAAGAAATCCCGTGTAACACGCTCGAAGAAGCGATAATTGTAGGATTAGAGATTCTTAATCGTGGGTAAAGTCACCTATGCAGATGAGATAAATGCACGCTTTGGTCTGCCTTGGACTGAGGATTTAAAGTATGAAAAGGGTGAGTTAAAGTGTGCATTATCTGAAGAGGAGATAGATAGGTTAACTGTACAAGATCCTGTACGTGCAGAAACACTTACTCGATTATTATTGGATCAACCCACAAGCGAGAAAGAAGATCCAATCGAGTGGGGATGGACATTACCTGGTTGGCGTAGAGTGATGGAGAATTGGGACTCCACAAAAATACATATTATTTTGGGCGGTAATCGGAGTTCAAAAACAACTTTCGCGTCTCGTATGCTTGTTCATTTAGCACAGGCAATACCAGAAGCAGAGATTCGATCCATGCATGTGAGTGAGGAAAGAAGTATCTCAGATTCCCAGCGTTACATATGGGAAAATCTTCCGGCACGGTATAAACGGAGTAAGAAGAAGGGTGCTAATCATAGCTTACAATATACACAGAAGAATGGATTCAATGCAGGCAAAGCAATCTTACCACCCACAGACCCTGACGCAGAACGTGGTAGTACCATATACTTTAATAATTATCGGCAGTATATGGCAGATCCACAAATCTTTGAGGGATGGTCTGCACATTGCATTCATATGGATGAGGAAGCTCCACAAAATGTATTTGAAACATTGGTAGGTGGTAGAACAGTTGACTATCATGGTAGGGTCATGCTGACATTCACAACTCTGCAAGGATGGACACCACTTATTAATAGTTTACTCAAGGGTGCGGAGACTGTGGAGTCTAAGTATAGTGAGTTGTTAGGTAGGGAATTACCTGTTGAACAGGTATCGATGAATTGGCCTGACTGTAGGATTTATTACTTTTGGTCTGAAATGAGTCCCTTTGTGGACTATAAGGAACTAGTACGGACATATAGTAAGCAACCACAAGAGGTAAAACTTGCTCGATTATATGGTATTCCAAGTAAAAGCTTTGAAGGTAAGTTTCCAAAATTCCAGCGTGAGACAAATGTAATAGAACATAGTAAAATACCATTTATCTTAGATCCATCTACACCTGTAACACGTTACTTTATATGCGATCCGGGTGGCAGTAAACCTTGGGTTGGATTATGGGCAGGTGTAACTAAGGATGGTAAAATTTATATATATCGTGAGTTCCCAGACAGCACAATGGGAGCATGGGCAATACCTCATGTGAATGGTGCTGGTAAAGCTGTTGGTAAAGCAGGCCCAGGACAAAGACCTTTAGGTTGGGGATACGCAGATTACAAAGATTACTTTGAATCTCAGGAAGGTGGCGAGGAGATATTTGAGCGTATAGTTGACCCTCGGATGGGTGCAGCCACAGTTCGCACGAAAGAGGGTGAGAGTAATATAATTAACACAATGAGTAACATGGGATTTGTATTCCGTGCTGCACCAGGTGTGTCTATAGACTCAGGTATTGCCAAGATTAACGATGCGTTAAGTTGGGATGATACAGAAGTTATGACTAATGATAATTGTCCTAGACTTTACTTCTCTGATCAATGCGAGAATACAATATCATCCATGCTTGAATATGCAGGAGAAAGTAAGAGCGATTACTTCTCTGACCAGATTGACTGCTTGCGTTATTTATTTGTGAGTGGTGCTGACCATATTACACATCGTGACATCCAGGTCACAGGTGGTGGTGGTTATTAGATTGACTACATAAGATGCATAATGTAGTTTTATGCTACACATGCTCTCAGCGTCAGATCCAGAATTACTATATGTCTCTAAAGAGCCTGATATTGCGTATCTTAGCGAGGCATTCAAGCGTACACAGAGTGATTTAGGTGAATGGTTGGATCGTAGGCAAAGGGATTACGATGTGCGTAATTGCCTTTGGGCTGGCAAGACAGACGATTTTAAGAAGCACTCAAGTCAGCATTCAACAGGTGAGGTATTTCCTTGGGAGGGTGCAAGTGACCAGGAGCAGAGGATGTGCGATGAGTTGATTAATTGCCGAGTGGCAATGTCAATGAATGCAATCAGACGTGGTCACATTGTAGCCACACCCACAGAATCAAGTGATGTTGAGCGTGCCAATGTGGTCAGCATGTTTTTACGCTGGTTAATTAATTCCAAGATGCAGGAGTTTTACCCTGAGATTGAGCTTGGCTTGAATCATTTTTTCGAGAAAGGAATGATGGTTCATTATGCTTGGTATGAGAATCAGGAACTCAAGCAACAACAAACTATCAAGCTTGAAGAGATTGCCCAAGTCCTCCCACAGATTGCCGGAGCAATTCAAGATGGTAGTATGGATGAGGAATTAAGTGAGGCACTTAAAACACAGTTTGATATTAGCAAGTCCAAGGCACGGGCAATGTTAAAGGAAATGCGTAAGGATGGAGAAACCACAGTACCTGTCACACGCCAAGTTGTAAGCAGACCTAAGATTAAAGCTCTTGCACCTGATGAAGATGTATTTTGGCCAAGCTACTGCATTGATCCACAAGAAGCACCTTACATGTTTCATTGTGTTTCCATGACTCCAGAGCAATTAAGATCTAAAATTAATACTGAAAATTGGTCAGAAGAGTTTGTGGATGCTGCTATTGAACTAGCAGGGCAGGGTGAAGATACAGATGAAAATATTTACCAACTGCGTGAGAATGATGAGTTTACCAGAAGTGATGATAATAGTCTTGTTAGAATTGTGTACTGTTATCAAAGATTGTTGGACGAGGACAATGTTCCTGGCATTTACTGTACGATCTATCATGCCAATATATCTGATCTTTATGCCAAACATCAACTTCTTGACTATGCGCACGGGCAATATCCATTTGTAGTTACTACTCTTGAAAAAACAGACAAAAAATTGTACTCCTCAAGGTCATACCCGGAGCTTATTGAAAGCCTTCAGCAGGTACTCAAGGTCGAGACAGATGCAGCGATTGATTCGCAAAGTCTTACCACCTTACCACCGCTAGAGCATCCTTTGGGACGTGCGCCTTCTCGTTTTGGCCCAGGTGTAAAATTGCCTTATCGTGTACCCGGTGAGGTAAGATTTGCAGACACACCACGTGGATCAGCAGTAAATGTTGAACTAAGAAGATACATACAAGAACAAGCAGACAGATACTTTGGTAGAAACGCACCAGGAGTAAATCCTGTTGAGGCGCAGATGAAACAACAAGAAGTGATTGATAAAGTATTTCATCACTTGAAACTTTTATTGGAACAAGTCTACTCACTCTATCAGCAGTATGGCCCTGACCAAGAATACTTCCGAGTCACAGGTATGCAGGATATGCAGAAGTATGATAAGGGAAGACCGGGAGAAAGGTTTGATTTTTATATGCAGTTTGATGCTGCCACACAAGATCCAGAGCAAATGCTTGAGCGTGTCAAAGCAATCGCACAATTGGGAATGCAGCTTGATAAGAATGGAACGCTCGATACAGAAAGACTTCTACAAATTGCAGTTGGTCAGATTTTACCTGGTGCTGCTGAAAGCGTCATGCTTCCAAAAGAAACTGCAACTCAAAAAGCAATGGATGAGGAAAGGCAAACCATTGCAGAAATTTATGCTGGCGTTGCTCCAAATGTTAAACCTAACGATGCCCATGAGATGAAACTACAAGTGTTTCAACAATGGTTACAGCAACCTGATGTGGCTCAAAAGGTACAACAAGATCCAGCATTACAAGAGCGTATTCAGAACTATTTAAGTCAGCGTCAAATGCAGATACAGCAAAAACAAAACGCTGAGATTGGAAGGTTGGGAGCAGCACCCACACAATTTGGACAAACAGGACAAGCAGCTTAAAGGAGGATAATATTATGCCAATGGTAGGAGGAAAAAAATTCGGATACGGAAAAAAAGGTATGGCAAAAGCCAAATCATATGCCAAGAAGACAGGCAAAAAAATGTCTTACAAACGTAAAAAGAAGTGAGCATAACTTATCGTGGCCAGCGTTTTAGTGCTTATAATAAACCCAAGCGCACCCCTGGTAAGTCCAAGAAGTTTGCAGTACTTGCTAAAGAAGGCGATAAAGTACGCCTTGTTAGATTTGGTGATCCGCAAATGCGAATTAGAAAATCAGAACCCGCCAGACGTAAATCCTTCAGAGCGAGACATAAATGCGATGAGAAAAAGTCTAAACTAACTGCTGGTTATTGGTCTTGTAAAAAATGGTAGCTAAGAAAAAAGCTAAGTCCCGTGTCAATGAAGCTGGTAACTACACTAAGCCTACCATGCGTAAGCGTTTGTTTTCAAAAATAAAGGCAGGTTCAAAGGGAGGTAAAGCTGGACAATGGAGTGCTAGGAAAGCCCAAATGCTTGCCAAACAATACAAGGCAGCAGGTGGAGGATATAAATAATGCCATTGGCTAAGTCACAAAAGTCGCTCAAGCGATGGGGTAAACAAAAGTGGCGTACAGCATCAGGCAAGAAGTCATCTGAAACAGGCGAGGTTTATGCTCCATCCAAAACAATTAAAAAGCTAAAAAGCACAAAGTCTGGTAGAGCTAAACTTGCAGCAGCAAACAGAAAGAAACGAGCAGCTACTCGTAAGGGCAAACAGTATGCCAAGCATGGATTGCACAAAGGTAAAAAAAGATGAGTCCACGCAAAAGAAAAACCTACCATGATATTGACCCGGATGAAGCAATCCAGGCATTAGCCACTTTAAAAAATGACCCTCACTTTAAAAAATATATAGAAATGCGTGAGGCAATGCGTGAAGAGGTTATTCGTCAATTGCAGAATAAAGCTATCGTAGACTCCACCAACAGACATTACATGATGTGTGGTAAGCTTGAAGCAATTGATGAGGAACTAGATACTTTTTACAATATGTAATTTTGATTGTGTGTGATGCTCATGGCCCTTGTGATCTTTTTGGGGTAGGTCACAAGGGCTTTTTTGTTGCCTTTTATAGCATAATAAACTACATTTTGCTACACTAGGCTATTTATGCCTTGCTCTTATGGAAACATTAACAGAAGAGGTTGTCTCAGAATCCTCCGAAAATTCTGCTGTAAATAGTTTAACGTCTGGTGAAGGGAATCTCACGATGGCAGAACTTGCATCATCTCTGATGCAGAAACGCCAAACCGAGGAAACCGAAACCACAACCGATGAGGAATCAGAACCCGTTGCAGAAGAATCTACGGAAGAAGAGGAATCAGAGGATCAGTCTGCTGAAGTGCCGGATGAATCAGAAGAGGAATCAGATGAGCCGCCCGAACAACCTTCAGATGTTCTTTCAAAGTTTAACGTAGACCTGGATTCATTATCCGAGGAGGAGACCAAGAATTTAGCTAAACAGTTAAATGCTTCTGCAATAAAGCGGTTTGGAAAATTAACCGCACAGAAGAATGCCCTGTTAGCTGAAAACCAAGAACTCCAGCAGCAAGTTGAGCAAGCACCCGTGCCTGCTGAACAACCTGCATTTCTAAAAGATAATGCTCTGCATAATGTCAACGACATCAACGCACTCACCAAAGAAGTCGAGAACCTAAATACGCTCATTGAATGGGCAGACGAGGGGATGGAAAACGAAGTTGAGTATGATGATGCTGGCAATGAATATGTGGTTAAGGATGGTGACAAGACTTATACCAAGTCTGACTTGAGACGTATCAAAGCGAATGCAAAAAAGATCCTTCGCAAAGATGCTCCAGCAAGACAGAAGTGGATACAGGAACGTCAACAATCTGACCAACAGGCAGTCCAAACTTTCGAGTTTCTAAGCGATGGCGAAAGTGATGACTATAAGTTATTCATGCAGGTGAAGCAAAGTCCGCTTTACAAGCCCTTAGTTGACCACTTACCCAACAGCAACTTTGCACTTGGGTTGATGGTTGAGGGATTAAAGGCAGTAAAAGCAAAGCAAGCTAATGCAGGTAAACCAAAGAAATTGAAGAAACCAACTGCACCTGTGGCATCCACAGAGGCAGGTGCAAGTAAACCAAGATCTGAGGGAAGTAAACATAAGAAGCTTGTCCAGGCTGCTCATGCTAAATTTGAGAAGTCAGGCAACATAGCAGACTACCAAAATTACATAAAACTAAAGCGATCAATCGCTAAATAATTTAACATAAGGAGGATATAGATATGGCTAAAGCCGCAACCTACAATACTGCTGGAAATAGAGAGGACTTAACCTCGATTATTTCCGTTTTAGAACCTGAAGCGACTCCATTCGTTTCAATGATTAAAAAAGGAAAAGCAACAGGAACATTCTTTGAATACCAAGTTGATAAATTAAACTCGCCAGAGTTTGGTGGAATTGAGGAAGGTGAAGATGTAACTGCATTTAAAAATCAGTCTGCTGATCGTGCTAGAATCGGAAATTACATACAAAAATTCCGTGATACATTTATGGTATCAGATCTGCAAGAGATGGTTGATACTGCTGGTGTCGCATCAGAGTTTGCAAATGCAGAAAGCAAAGCTGTACGAAACGTAAAACGTTCAATTGAATCTGCATTCTGTTCTTCACAAGACAGACAAGCAGACTCAGGAGCAGGCGCACCTTACAAAACTCGTGGTATGCTTAAATGGTTAGGAGTTGGTGGACAACCTTCCGATGTCCCTACCTTTGCGCAGAATGTTGCTAATGACACAGGTGGAACTCCTGTAACAGAAACTGAGTTCAATGCTGTACTTCAGTCTTTGTACGAAGCAAACGGAATGCCTGGTGGACAGTTAACCTTACTTGCAGGCCCAACGCTAAAGAAAGATATCTCTGGATTCTCTCGTCAGCTTGCCGCAACTAATGGAACTTACACAGTTAATCAAGATGCTGAATCCAAGAAGATAACGCTTACAGTTAATGTCTACGAGGGTGATTTTGGGAATATTTTCATAACACCTAGCCTTTTCATCAACAGAACAAGCGGATCTGACACAGTTGACGCAAATGCAGGACTCTTAATTGATCCTGAGTATGTATCCATGATGTCCTTGAAAGCTGAGTCTGTAACTGAGTTAGAGAATCAAGGAGGCGGGCGCAGAGGTTTTGTTGATGTCGTAGCTGGCCTTGCTTGCTTGTCACCTGTTGCTCATGGCTATTTTAACTAATAACACTTAAAAATAAGGAGATTTAGATATGGGTAACCAATTATCAAATAATGAGGCAAATGGTGATTTTACAGACGTAATTACACTAGACTTCGAGGACATTAAATCAGCTGGAACAACGGCAACAGCATTTGCAACCATCCCCGCTGGCGGTGGAGTTGACGTTGCAGTTGTATATGAGGCAGAAGCACTTGCAGGAGCAACTGACATTACCTTAAATGTTGGAACAACAAGTAGTGATCCAGATGAGTTTATCGACAATCTTGATGTTGATGCTATGTCTGCACCTGTGGCTAATACAGGTGATGCGTTAGTTCAGTCTGCTGGTAACACCACAATTGCTGGTGGATCTCTACCTGTAGGATTAACTCAAACTGATGCAACTGTGTACTACAAATTTGGTGGTACTACAGGTGATCTAACTGCTGGTAAAGTAATAATCGGATTGAGGATATTTGACTTAGGTCGATTTGCTTAATCGCATGAATTAGGATTAGGGGAGTGATCTGCAATTCAGGTCACTCCCTTTTCCACATCAATTTATTATGGCAGAAATATTCATACCAAAGTGGGGTAAGGGACAAGGCAATGGTTCTCAGTTTATGAAGAACCTAGAGAAACATCTTCGTTACGAGGTTGATCTTGAAAAGTACGAAGCAAAAAAACGTGAAATCCAAGCTGGTAAAGAAAGTCAGCACGGAGGACAGGTTGAAGGTCTTGGTCAATTGAAAGGCACAATACCAGCACGTGAATACTTTCGCTGGCATCAATACAAGCAGGGATGTTGGGGAGATAAGAGTTTTGTAAACGAGTTCTTCCGTGACAACCCAAGCTTCAAAGCAAAATCATTTTCTAAAAAGACCTTCGTACAGGGAGGTTTTAGTAAACCAAGTTTCGCATGAGAAGAGTAGCAGTAAGCACCATGTTAACCAACTTAGTAAGTATGGTTGGCGTGGATTCATTCCTTACTGCTGAAAACACAGCAGCAGTACGTAGCTTTAATCGTTTTGGTAAATTAGCCTGGGATCGTACTGCTTGGCCATTTGCATCTCGTATCAAGCAAGTCATACCTGACGTGCGTGTAAGAAGTGTTCAAGTTGGAAGTGGAGGTGCGAGCTATACATCTGCTCCAACAGTCGCATTTAGTGGTGGAGGAGGTTCAAGTGCCGCAGCTACTGCAACAATTAATAGCGATGGGGAAGTAAACGGAGTTGCAGTTACAAATAATGGCACAGGCTTTACAGGTAAACCAACAGTCAGCTTTAGTGGTGGAAGTGGAAGTGGGGCAACAGCAACAGCAAGTATGCTTGCCTACATTGATTTCGGTACAGACATAAGTGAAATATTTAGAGTCACAGACAACGACCCATATGGGGGTACAAGTGCAAATGATTTAGCTTACAAAAATATATATGTAACAGGTGCGAGTGATTATGGTGAGGCAATACTACCAGATCGAAGTTCAACTGCACCTGTATGGATATATTATCGTGCGCCATTTCCTGAGTATGCTAGTGGGGCAAGTGACTTTCCATATGTATTCAGCGAGTATGCGGTGATTGGAGCATATGGAGATTGGTTACAAGCTGATGGGCAAACTGACAAGGCACAAGTCATTTACGCACAAGCAGAACAAATCATACAATCAGAGTTGGATAAACTCGAAAGACAAGAGAAACAATCCACTCCATTAGAATTTATAACTTACGGAACAACAGCAGTTTCATCTGCATAACGAATAATACTATGGGATCTACATCAGAATACAGAGGTTTAGGGCTTAATGGCGGTGAGTATATTAATGATACCGCTGCACATTCAGGTAACTTTTTTGCAATCCAAGCAACTGAGGATACTGTGCTTGCAGCACAAACCAGCAACATTACTAACTTGAATGATATATGTACCGGGCAAGATGCAACCACGTTGTCTGCTGGGACTGTATTATACGGAAATTTTTCAAGCGTCACCTTAACGAGTGGTGCTGTAATTGCCTATAATATTTAGTATGGGGAGTTCAACCATATCACTTGGTTTAGGACTAGGTGGAGGTAAGTCCGCAACTAGTAGTGGAACTAGTGGTGGTGGTGGTGCGTATCCAAATTTTTTCTCAGGATCATTTGATGGTTCAGATGATCATTTACTAGTTGACGAACGAAGTTTAGCCCCAAGTGATGGAGACTGCACTATCTCATTGTGGTTTAATAGTGCTTCATTACCAGGTAGTGCAAATTTTGATTATATGTTTAGTCTAACTAATGGTACAGCTGTATTCGGTGCTGATCGTGCAGTAGGTATTCGAGGCACAGGGACAGACGCACAGATAGTTTGTAATGCTTATGGTCCTTCTTCAGGCTATAATCAACCATTTACTAACACTTCTATTTCCGCTGACAGATGGTATCATGTAGCTGCGATTTTTTCTGCTAGTGCAGGAACTGTTCGTGTCTATTTAGATGGGGTAGATAAAGGGACACAGAGTATTACTATTGCTGTCATAAATGATGCTCGCTACAGCAAAACAGCTATTGGCGGTATGCTTTATTTAGCTTCTGGTTACTTTAATGGTAAAATTGATGAGGTTAGCGTTTTTCACTCTGCACTAAGTAGTTCAGACATAGAAAGTATTTATAATGACGGAGTACCAGGAGATTTATCCACATTAAGTCCGAAAGGTTGGTGGAGAAATGGTGATGGCACAGGGGATACTGCTTCTGGTGGAGGCGCTCCAGCAAATACAAGTGTTATAGGCACAGTTGCCAATCAAGGCTCAGTTAATACTGGGTCAGGAGAAGGTAATATGGCAGGAACTAATGACCCAACTTATTCTAACTCAGTACCATCATCTTAATTATGAGTAGAAAATATGTAATTTTAGATGCGAGTGAAGTTAGCTCTATTGATTTTACCCAAGTGCATGAAACAAGCATTAATACGTTGAGTTACTCCGTTGATAAGAGCAAGACATTCGTGAAATTTAGTTCCGATGTAACTCCCTCTTTTTTGGAAGGCAAAACTCAGTATACCCATTCTGAAATTCTTTCAATACTAGAAACGAGTGAATGGACTCCAGACGAACCACCAGGCGGATGATTTATACTTGCATATTTGTAATTATTATTTGTTGTGCCTCGTGTAGTTTGCGATCCACCTACCCACTCATGGGAGGATTAGCAGGTGGAGCAGCCGGAAGTATTGGTGGCCCATTGGTCGGTGGACTTTCTGCTGGTGCAGGTGTCCTTGCTGGTGAGGCACTTAAAAACAAAGATGCACTTATTGAAGCAGAGGAAACAATAGAAGCTCTTACACATGGTGATGTATCTGCGTTAGTTGCACAAGGTATGGCAGAACATCAAAGTGGCTTTACTGAGTTTACATCATACGTGAAGAAAATCCTGATTGGAGCAGCAATACTTTTAGGTGGTTACTTAGCTATCCCTATATTCATTGCCAAAAGAACTGCACAAAATTGCAGTAAAACAGAAGCTGAGAAACATTTAACCCGTGCGCCATTCCCTGTCAAACCACCCTCTAATGAAAAATCTTAAATTACTAAAAGATAAATTTCTTGGTATGTCCAAGAGAGCAAAAATGCTAACTATATTTACAGGTCTTATTGTAAGTATAATCATCCTAGATTGGTTATTCTAATGATTGATCGTACTGCAATTCTAGGAATGAGTGGTACAGTTGCCACCTTTGGATTATCTCATTTGGATGATTTATTCGGATGTATTGCAGGCGCTATAACCATAGTGTACATGAGTCGCAAGCTTTACCAAGAACTCAAGAAAAAGAAGTGAATGGCAAGGTATCGTACATCAGGCAGACTGGATGACCAAGTTCTTCAAGACGGGGATCGTGGATTTATAGGTATAGATAGTTACCAAGAAGCAACCAGCTTACAACCGGGATTTGTCCAAACAAGCGAGAATATGCGTTTAGTTGGTGACTTAGCAGAGGTACGCAAGGGTATCGATTTTTTAGCTGGTAGTGTAACGCTTACTTACAATGGGTCAGATGAGCGTGTGTTTGCCAGCACCTTATTCAGCGACCCAGCCACAGGCACAGAGTTTGTAGTGGTGGCAACCAAGACAAAAGCAATCATTTGGAATGACGCAAACAACTCAGGTATTGCAATTGATTATCCTGGTGGCGAGGTGGTGGCAGAAGCAGATGGGGCGAGCTTTGTGCAAAACTTCGAAAAACTAATCTTGTTTCGTGGCACTGATAAACGACCACTACAATGGGATGGTAACTTTAGTAGTCCAACTGATTTTACTGTTAAAACAGACACTGCATCTGGTGCAGGTATTGCCTGTCCCAACTCAACCTTTGGTATAAGTTTTCGTAACCGATTAATCATTGCAAATCCTGTAACAGGTTCTGGCCCACCTGGAGATAGTAATTACAGTGTAATTATGTCGGATCTACTCGATAGTAATAACTTCACTGCTGCTGACTCGCAATTTAGATTGAATAAAGGTAGTGCAGATTTTCTTGTAGGTTTTATTCCCTATCAAGAAGATCAGTTAATCGTGTTTATGCGTAATTCCATTCACATGATAAATAACATTGCCACAACCTCCGCAGCTAATACTTACGAGATTACCCGTCAGCATGGATGTGTGGCACGTAAATCAATCGCACAGTCTGGGCCACAAACATTTTTCTTATCTGACAATGGGGTCATCGTCTTGTCACCTGGTACAGATCCAGCCAAGGGACTTGGAGTAGCTATTAGTAAAATAAGTGGTGAAACCATACCCATGACCAGACCTATACAAGACCAATTTGATGAGGTTAATTTTGCAGCAGCAGATAAAGCGTGTGGTGTGGTGTATGATAACAAGTACTATCTTGCAGTACCCACAGGTAGTTCAACAGTACCAAATAAGATATTTGTATATAACCTACTTACATCGACTTGGATTAGCGTTGACGATTACCCAGCAATGTCAGGTAGTTTGGCATTTCATGTAGATGATTGGGTAATTTGCTCACACGGATCTGCACCAACAAGGCGTAGATTATTTGCATGTAATGATACCGGGTGGTATCTCATGGAAGAAAATGCCATTGATGATAGTGGCAGAAAAATAGGAAGTACAAGCGAGTCAGGCACAACTGCAATTGCAGGTAAATTAGTATCACGCTCATTCACCTTTGGAGATATTGGAGTGAAGAGTTGGAAGCGTGGTCAGGTGGGTGCAAACACAGTCAATTCAGATGCATTTAATATTAAGGTCAATACGCTTGACCCGGATGCAAGTACAACAGTTTTGAGCCACACAGCAGACGGTACTGAAGAAGCACTCTTCCGCTTTGGTACGGGTCGTACCCGTGGATACGGAGCTAATATTGAGATCAATGTTACAGCAGGCACTCCCAGCTTTAGACACTTATCGTTAGAAGCAATTGGGGCAGGGGCAAACGCTAGAAGGGAGATTGCATAATGGCAATTACCGCAGACGTGACACGTGGTTTTACCTTCGCAACAGGCGTGGATGTTACCGCAGCTAATTTAAATGAACTTGGTGAACCAACAGTCACAATTAATGAATCAAATGTGAACATCACAGGTGGTACGATAAGTGGTCTGTCTTCACCTATTGCCATAGCAGATGGAGGCACAGCAAGCACAAGTGCGAGTGGAGCAAGAACTGCACTTGGACTAGGAACTGCTGCCACACAAGCAACCTCTGCTTTTTTGCAACCAAGTAATAATCTTTCAGATGTATCCGCAGCTAGTACTGCAAGAACAAATTTAGGGTTAGGCACAATTGCCACCCAAGCGAGCAATTCAGTTGCTCTCACCGGTGGCACGATAAGTGGAACAATAATGACACTAAAATCATACGATGTGGCTGGTGTGCCAAGCGCTAGTCCAGCCGGACAAATGATTTATGTAACAGATGGAAACGCAGGTGCAGCAACAGTCGCAGTTAGTGACGGATCTGCATGGAAAGTGGTCGCATTAGGAGCGACAATTAGTACATGAAATTACACGAATTATTTGAAGCAGGGGCATACAAGATTGATTGGAATCGAGTTGCACGGGATTGCTTGCCTTTGCTTATTCTTGCAAATGATATCAGAGAAAACGGAATAAAAGAACCAATCCTTTTAAAAGATGGAAAAGTGGCAGATGGAATACATCGCATGTTTGCCTTATGGTTATCTAATTATGAAGGGGATATTCCTGTAAAGAATTTAGACGCATGAATATCTTACAACAAGCCAAAGAGTTATACGATAAATGTAACATCGACATGTTTACTGATATCACACGATACATGGCATATGGTCATGTGTTTATTTCACCCAATCAATTCTTTCTTTTAAAACCTGTAGATAAAAATTTAAAAACTAATCCTATTAATCAATGGCATGTGGAAAGTCCAAATGCCTGGTATATTCACATGGCTATTGGAAAAGTAAAAGATTTTATAGGGCAAGCACCTTACAGTCTTCCTTATGTTGGATGGATGAGAGCAACAAAAGACCATCCAATTAGGTGGTACGATTTTAATAAAATTCAAAGGAGAAAATAATATGTCAAGTGTAGGTCAAGTTTTAATAGATCCTCTAAATTTAAGAGAGAATATTTTTGGTGGTAATCAAGAGCAACCAAACCTTACCACATATGGTGGAGGGATGAAGGAAGCATTAGAAACACAACTTGCTTTATTGACAGGCAAAAAGGTAGGTGACGCAGATTTTACAAGCGTAGGTTCACTTGAAGATTTACTTCCTATTGAACAATCATTGCGTGAAAAATCAGCACAAGTTGATACAGATGTTTTAAGGCAGACTTTACTTGGTGGCACAACAGGAGGAGGTCAGCAAGAGGTTACTTACGATGATCAAGGAAGAATAGAAATTGGAAGAGAGGAAGCACCGAGTTATGAAATAAAGCAATCAGTACAAAATAAAAAGTTTATCGAAGGTAGTGGTGATAAATATGTGGATGGTTTCGATCCTAAATCACCATTTAACAAAGTTAGGTTAGAATTTTATTCACCAGAAGGTAAGATGTTAACCTTTATAGAGCATACACCCTATTTAGATCCAAATAACAATCAGGGGAAAGATCGAGCAAGTTATGATCTTAAAAGTTTAAGCACTCAGCTAAATGAAAAAATACAAAAATTAGAAGATGTTCCTGATAATGTAAAATCTCAAATTAATACTAATATTGAAAGTAGTGGATATTACACAGGTTCTGCGGAAAATAAAGACTCCAAAAGTTTTAGAACAGAAGCAGGTGAAGGCGCTCCAATTTATGCAAAAGACGATCAAGGAAACATAATCCAAGACACCTCAAAAGCAGGTACTACAGAAGTAACCACCTTACCCACACAACGCACAGGTGATGGTGTGGTTGATCTGCTTGGCGACAGGCGTAATGTGCTAGACACTAGAAAGCTATCGAAAAGCGAGCAGGCAATCCAACTTATAGAACAAAATCCAGAATTGCAGGCACTTTACGATTTTGCTCAAAATGATCCAGGTAATCCATTGGGTGGCTTGACCAAAGAACAAGCGGGCAGAACTCTTTTATCACAATACGAAAATACAGATGCAATGGCAGAAGCATTAGGTATATCTAGTATAGATTTGCCTGATTATGACCAAGTAGACACAGGCAGACAAGCTGGTTTCGATGAGAGTGGTAACTTCTTAGGTTTAGCTGCATACTCAGAGGATTTAGCAGCAGGTAATTTGTCCCGTCAACGGGAACGTGATTTACTCGATGTTGCCCGGTTGTCTGGCACATACCAGGACATTATGAAAGATTATAAGCCTGGCACACAACAGGCACTTGCAGATGCAAGAGATGTACTTGCATCACAAAAAGATACTTTAACGGGAGCAGGGGCAATTACAGTACCAACGGATTCAACATTTGCTGGTGTGGAAGATGTTAATGTGGCAGACCCATTACTCTTAAAAGCAAACACGCAATTTGACCAGGAGTTGGCACGTAGTGGAGACTCATTACGATCTGACATATTAGGTGATGCACGAACTGCACTTAAAGAAGGTCTGACACCAAGAGAGGAACGACAAATTGCAGAAGCTGCTCGTGCAAGATCCACGCTTATGGGGCGCACCTTTGATCAATCAGGTGCAATTGCAGAAGCCGAGGCAAGGGTTGCTGAAGACAACGCACGCAGAATGCAGAACCGAGCATTTGCACAGTCCGTACTTGGACAAGAAGCAGGGTTACAACAGGGTGATATCACTCGTGGTATGGCACAGGAAAGCGAACAAGCTGGATTACAACAGCGTAGAGATCTAGTTCAAGCTGATGTAGATCTACGTTCTGCACTTGCAAACCAAGCACAACAACAACAAGCCAAACAGTTTGGCGTGGGTGCAACAATGGATGCCGAGCGCTTAAACGAGCAGTTACGTCAACAAGGTACACTAGGATATTTGCAAGCAGCAGGTAACTTAGCGTCATTAGAAGACAGAACAACTCTTGATCCATTTCGTGCTGTCCTTGGACGTGGAGGAGGACAAAGCTTGCAAACCGGGCAATCTGTTCTTGGCACAGCAGGATATGGTTTGGGTAGCGGCCCGCAATTTATTAATCCAGAAAGTGGTTTAGGATTTATACAAGGCCAAAACACGAATCTAATGAACATATATAATGCTCAAAATCAGGCAGATGCAGAAAGATTTAGCGGATTAACTAGTGCTGCTGCAACAGCAGCTTTGGCAGCCTGTTGGGTAGCTCGTGAGGTGTATGGTGTGCATAATCCAGCTTGGCTTGCATTCAGATATTGGATGCTAAATGAATCACCATCTTGGTTTAGAACTTTATATTTAAAATTTGGAAAACGCTTTGCAGAATTTATTTCTAATAAACCACGTTTAAAAGCAAGAATCCGCAAGTGGATGGATTCAAAAATAGGAAGGTAACACTATGGCTAGGCAACCATTTTTTTCAGGTAACTACGGATCAGCATTATCACGGGTCGATACTCGACCCATTGTTGGCGCTGGACGTGCGCAAGGGCAGACTTTCCAACAAATTGGAGGCATGATTCAACAGTATGGGTTGAATAAGGAGAAGCAGAAGAAGAATCAAGCTTTCATAAAAGGGCAAAGCAATTTACTTGATATGCTATCAGAGCAAGATCCTGCGCAAGCTGATCGTTATGCTATAATGAAGGAGCAGTTAAATAATCCAGATGTTTCACTAACTGAGCGTACAGAACTAGGTAAGCAGTTAATGCAAAATGTAACATTATCTAATCAAATGCAAAATCAAATGCTCAATCGTGAAACTCAAAAGCAAGCATTGGGATTAGCAAAGAAACTTGAGGAATCACAAGTAAAAATTGCTGAACTAGAAGCTGAAATTAAGGGAGAAACAAAAGGAAGTGTTATTGCAGGTGCAGAAGCAGATAAAAGATCAAAAGAAGCAAAAGCAGAAATGTTAGAAACTGATGCATCGTATTACAAAACAGACAAAGCACTTGATAGAGAAGATAGGCAAAGTTTAATTGATTACAGACAAGTAGCTACTCTTGGCAATCTGCTTAGACTTAATAATATTAATGCACCTGTGCCTCAAGATTTAGAAAAAAGATTTTCTGAAATTGCAACTCTTATAGGTAAAAACGATGATAGTACAATAAAAGTTCGTACATCTGGATTACTTGGTGGTGAAGAAAAAGAAATCACTTACAAGGAGTTTAAGGAAAACTCTGGAGACTATGCACCATTGGTAAATGATAGAATTAAAGCACTAAGAGCAAATGAGAAAAGGCTTAGAAAAGAACAAACTGAAGTAATACAAAATTTTAAAATTCCTGTAACTGATAAAGAAACGGGTGAGCAAATATTTATAACCTTGCAGGAAAAAATGGAATACGATGAAAAGAGAAAACAATTACAGGATCAAAAAGATTTAGAGCGTAGCAGAGCAAACCAAATAGATGTGCGTTCGCAACTCCAGGGAGTAAGAAATTAGTATGCTTGATCCTACAAAAGAATATTTTTTTGGAGAGCAAGAGCAGGTGACTACACTTGATCCAAACAAGGAATATGATTTTGGGGCAGACCCAGATGAGTTTTATCGTGAAACTCCTGCCACAATGACAGAAACTGCGGCAAGTATTGGTCTTGAAGTTGTTCCTGCAATACTAGGTGGTGTATTTGGCGGAATGGCAGGTGGTGCAAGTGGATCTGCATTAGGTAATTATCTATCCCAGCAATACAGAATAGGTAGAGGTTTACAAGATAAGTTTGGTGCTGGTGAGTTTGGAGCAGCAACAGTATTGGGTGGTGTACCTGTTGGTAAGTTGGCTGGTATAGGTACAGCAGGTAGAGTTGCGACACGAGGCGCACAAGGTGCAGCACTAGCAACAGGTGAATTGGCTGCTAGAACATACATAGATGAGGGTCGAGCGCCAACTCAAGAAGAGATAGCAAGTACTTTACTTTTTGGTGGTGTGTTTGGTGGTGGATTAGGTGCAGTTGAAGCTAAGTTTTTAAGTGATAACTTAGTTGAAGAAGCAACTGAGGGCATGACCCGGTTGGAACTTGTAAATAAAGTTAAGGAAAAAGTAGATGAAGCAGGTGGTGTAGAAAACTTTGAAGTGGGTAGACCAATAATTAATGCACTTGGCCCACGTAGATTAAGAGAAGTTCCACAAGAAGGACTTGATGTAGAAGTACAACCTAGACTACCTCAACCAAAGACAGGAAGTGATGTTGTAATTGATATTACAGATACAACGCAATACGCAGAAGACTTGGTTCAAAGGTTAGAGAACAAGTTACTTCTTGAGGCAGAAGGAGAGGTTTCAAAAATTGCACGATTAAAAGGGCAAGAGGTCACTAAGGAAATTTCTGATTTACAAAATGCATTTGATGCACAACTTGCAGAACAAGATGAAATTTTTAGAGGTTTAAATCGTGAAGTTAATCTTGGTGTACAAAAGATTGGTGATACAAGCGAGATTAATCAGATAAAAGAACGCATCGGCATCTTAGATCACAGGCTTGGGCCAGGCAAAGGTGCAAAAAAAGAACGAGCAAAACTACAAGCAGACCTCAAAAGAATACTTAAACGCAACAAGATGGATGTCTTAGATTTGCAATCTATTATGCGATCTAATCAAGGTGGTGCAGACCAACCAACCAAAGCAATGACTTTTAAGGATCGTCCTATGAAGCAGGCAGATCCAATAAGTAAAGTCGAGAAAATGGCAGAAGAAAAACTTGGAAGTTATTATGAAAAATTCCTGACAAATGTTAAGCAAGGTATGACTCGTGGTTATGCAATACCTGTAGCTGCAACAGGTGCTGCGGCTCTTGGATCTCTTACGCAAGATGAAGAGAGTGATGTAATGAAAGCAGGATTTAGTCCTATGTTGATGGCGTTACTTTTTGGAAGCATGGGTGCTAGACAACTACGTAAGTTTCGCAAGACACCCGCATTTAAAAGAGCAAATGCACAGGCTAAATCAAATCCAACAAAGGTAGAACCAGATGCAGTTAAAGCAGAGAAGATACAAGATGTTGCTGATAAAGCAATGTATGTTAGGCAAAACCAATTTAAAAAAATAGCATCAGATGCAAAAGATTTTATAAGTGATGCATTTGTACCTTTATCACGCAAATTAAAGAACATAGATCCAATTCTTAATTCTATTTTTCGTTCACATGAAAAAAATGTAAACATAAAAACCAGGCAATTTCTTGATCGTGTATCTCCGTTTGTTACCACCATGTCAAAAAGGCTAAAAGGTAATAAGAAAAAACTTCGTGAGTTTAAAACAAACTTACTTAATGGTGACTACGTTGCCATAGTTCGCATGACTGATGACTTGGGTATTACAGACAAGTCAGAACTTAACGAGATGCGTAAGGCACTCAATGAGGTTAGAGACTATGCAAGAGAGGAAGGTGGTATAGAAGTTGGTTATATAGAAGATTACTTTCCAAGACAGGTAGAAGACTACAAGTCTTTTAAGAAATTCTTAGACGAGAATGATGACTTTCGTGATACTAGAAATCAAGTAGAGCAGGCACTTGAAGATTATCGTGTTAAACATAAATACGAATCTGTTGATCTAATACCAGCAGAAGAAGCAGCAGAAGTTACAAGTAGAGTATTACGTGGTTTTCCCATGCAACCTGCTGGTGCATTACCCGGTAACTTTAAACCAAGAAGTATCGAAAAGGTTGATGATAGAATGCTCGATGCTTATGCAGATCCAGCAGATGCATTAAAGAATTACATTGAGCGTGCAGTTATGGCAACTGAGCGTAAAAAATTCTTGTTTAGAAAACCATCAGACCAAGGCAAGCAAGTAGGATTTGAAGGAAGTACAGATAAAATAGGGGCAGACCTTGGCATGAAGATGGAAGTTGATGAATCTCTTGCCGGGCAAGTTGCAAAAAGAATGTTGCAGGGTGATAAGAAATATACAGCAGAGGATATTGAAAAACTGCGTGACATTATACAATCTCGCTTTAGTGGCAAAACTGTAAGTCCTGCCATACAAGGTTTAAAAAATTTAAACTATATGCAAGTGATGGGTAACTTCGGATCTGCAATAACCCAGCTTGGTGACCTTGCATACTCAATACACTTTAATGGATTCGATAATACATTCCGTAGCTTGTTTAATCAGAAAGATAATTTTGATTTCGTAAAATACTTTAACCTTGCAGATCACAATATAGATTCTGCCACAAGCACGGATGGTTTAAGTAAAACTCTTGATAAAGTATTTACTGTAGTTGGATTAAAAAAATTAGATCAACTTGCAAAGAATACTACCATGAATGCATCATGGAGAAAATATAAGGCACAAGCTAAAAAAGATGCACCAAGACTACGTGACGAACTCACACCTGTTTTTGGAAGAGAGCGTGCAGGGCAGATGGTTAAAGAGCTACAAGAAAGTAATCCAACAAGTGGGCAACTACCCAAAGCAGTTGAAGAATTAATATGGTACAAATTTTTGGATCTTAATCCCGCAACACTTGGTGAGATGCCTAAGTTTTACAACCAAAGTGGTAATGCTAGGATTATGTACATGCTCAAAACTTTTACTATAAAACAATTTGATGTAGCAAGAGAAGCAGCAGGTGCAGACATTGCAAAAGCAAAAGAGTTGTATGCACAGGGTAACAAGAAAGCTGCTGCACAATCTGCTGCAAAAGGAATGAAAGGCTTGATTGGATTAGCAACTGTCTTTGCTGCTGCCAATGCAGGTACGGATATGATTAAAGATACTCTGTATGGTAGACCAATAAAGCGTGACGAGTTGCTAGAAAACAACCTTTGGAAACTAATTGGTATCAATCGGTACTTAGTAATGAAAGCACAAAGGGATGGGCCTGCAAAAGCGTTTTTGGAGTTTTTGTTGCCACCTACAGCAGTATTCGACAGAGCAGGGCAAGACATACAAGCATTAGCCGGAGATAAAGAATATAAAGGTGCAATGCTACAAGGTACTCCATTGGATATGGTTTATTGGAAATACCTCGGAGGACTTGACAAAATCAATAACTCAAACTAACTTTTTTGCATGAGAGTTGTAGTAATCTCTCGTAGTTAAAACTTAAAGCCACCTGCAAGGGTGGCTTTTTTTGTGCAATCGAAAAAGTTAAATTTTTTTTTGATTAATGCTTGACTCACAATTCAAGAAAGGCATTATGTGTTTTTAACGAGCGAATATACACATCTTTATTATTTGCTGTTATAACAACCTAAAGAACTACACACAGATAAAATATGGAAAAAAAACAGTCAATTCATGGAATTGAAAAAATAGCTTTACATACAAACGCAAGAGATTTAAACAACAGAGTAAACATAAATAACCCCATTATGACTGAAAATGTTACTCTTAATTTCGTCCCTAAGCCCAAGAGGACGATAACGATAAGTGAACTTATATTCGCATATAAGTCATGTGAAAGTACTCTTTTTAGAGTTCCTACATGGAACTCCAAGAGGAGTTGCATATCTAGCTTTAGATATGTTTTAAAGTATCTAGGTATAACAGAAGACCAGGATACACGCTATCTTGGTGGTAGGCATCCCAAGACAGGATTGGTGATACCTAAGCACTACTTACAGACTAACCCACAAGGGTGGTCTAGGTTACATGTTGCCAAAAGTTTATTCTCAAAGAACATGATAGATTGGTATGATGAGCAAGGCATTGAGACTTGCCACTTGTCTCATTGGACTAATTGTAGGGTAAAAAGTGTACCACCACAAAAATTTATTCCAACGACTGAAATCAATAAGATAATAGAAAAATGTGAGGAGCAAAAGTTCCAAAACATTAATTTCTATAAAGCATACTTGTTGGCTTATGGACTTGGCTTGCGTAACTGCGAAATGAGGCGAGCGAAGTGGAGTGATCTTTATGAGGATCTTGATGGCAATAAATGCATTAGGATTCATGAACCTAAGAGTGGCGGTGAGTTTCAAGATCGACCATGCGATCCACATTATTGGAATAGAATTATGGAAATGCGCGACTTTGAAGACTTGATTCTCTCATGCCCAGAGAATGTCTTAAAAAGACACTTCCCTGTATTCCTCAAAGAGGAATGTGGAGTGCAAAGTCGCAGGTCAGTACACCTACTCCGCAAGTACTGTGGCCACCGAATCATGCGTAGTAATGATATATATAGTGCCAGTAAAGCACTTGGTCACGCAGATACAAAGATCACCGATCAAATTTATAGTGGTCTGCCTACAATACGAGCTACACAAGTAGGGTAGCACTTTAACTTAATTGCCCAAAACAATAAAAAAAAACAAAATTAACAACTACAAATGAATACAACTGTTATAAATGGTATTGAATTAAAGAAAATGGGTGATGGCACAGTAGAGGTTTATGCTGATCGTCCAGGCATAGTTAGAATAGAGGACTTGATAGAAGTACTTACTTCTTCATCTGAAACTTTAGTGGCATGGAAAACTGATTGTCATTTTCAGCGATAGCTTTGCAGCCAGCACGAAGAACCAAATCATAGAGTTGAGCCTGCATAAGTCCTGTTTCGTCCGAAAGGTTACGGATAGTTTTTCTTACTTCAGCAGATAACCGAAGTGATACGGGTTTAGTTAGATTTTCACGTTTTGTCATGGCATACTAAAATCATGTCAAAATACAATAAGCAACAACAAAATACAATAAAAACAAAAATAATAATATTATGGCATTCTTACCAAATAATATAAAAGCACCATCAGAAGGTGGTGGTGGAAGTGGAAACTACATGCGTTTCCAACAAGGAGAGAACAAGTTCCGAATAATCGGAAGTAGTGACGATAAGCCAACGCCTGGATTCATATGTGGCACATTAGGCTGGACAGTCGAGGATGGTAAAAAGCGTCCAATTCGTTGGGCAGAAGGTGAAGAAGCACCACAAACATTCGAGGATAAACCACGTAGTTTTTATGCATTTGTCGTGTATAACTACAACGAAAGTAAAGTTCAGATCCTAGAGATGACGCAGACCAAACTGCAAGCAGAGTTACTTCAACTTGCCAACGATGAGGATTGGGGTGACTGCCGGAAGTATGATATCAGCGTTGTACGAAATGGTGAGGGATTGGATACCACCTATGCCATGAATCCAAAGCCAATCAAAAAGATGGATGAGGATTTGAGAGCTATTGCAAAGGCAGAACTGAAAAGGATTAACCTCCCAGCATTGTTCAAAGGTGAAGATCCATTTGCAGAGTTTGAACCACCTGCTGCTGAAGGTGATGAAGATGGAGAACCATTTTGATGCTTAGGGGTGGTATAAGCAACGAAGCGTACCATGCAGATTCTGCGCTAGGAAGGAGTGTTGCACAAAAAATGCGCACTACCTGCCCGGAGCGGGTGAGGTATGAGATGGGAAAACCAAGTGAAAGTACACCAGCATTGATCAACGGAAGTATGATTCATAGTGGTGCGCTTGAGCCACACAAACTCGATAAAGAGTTTCAATGCAAACCATTAGAAATAGATGGTAACTCACCACGCACAAATGCGTACAAGGAATCGTTTGCTCAAATGGAAGCAGACAATCCTGGCACAACTTTTGTGCCATATGGTGACTACTGTAACAACAAGGAAGTAATAGCATCTGTTAGCGATCATCCTTTACTTAAAGAGCTTTTATATAATGCTGATTCTAAGATTGAGCATACCGGGTTCTTCGAGTTTGAGGGTGTAGCGTGCAAAGTTAGACCTGACTTGTATAATACCAGGACAGGTATGGTGCTTGATTTAAAGACCACCCAAGATGGTAGTGAGCATGGGTTTGCCAAATCTGTTAGGCAGTATGGATACCTTTTCCAAGCAGCGTGGTACATGACTGCACTTAGGCAGATGGGTGAGAAACCCAAGGACTTCGTTTTTTTATGCGTGGAAAAGAGTCCACCTTACTTGACATCTTGCTATACATTGGACAACAATGACATTGAGCGAGAAGTGCCTAATGTTATTGATGCTATACGCTTATATGGTGAGTGCTTAAAAACAGATACTTGGCCTGGTTATGGTGATGATATTAAAACATTAAATCTTGGTACTCCTTACACAGAAAATAGACTGTCAATTTCTGCGTTGAGTCGAAAGTTTGGTGTGTCAAGAAGCTATTGCTATACGATCATTAAGAAACATGATCTAGAGCTACGTAAGATCCGTAACAGACAAACTGTTAGTATGTATGAATTTTCCAACGCATTGCGTTGGGAGAACACAGGAAAGGCTGCATAATGGGCAGGAATCAAGGAGCAAAGAAGTATCTTATTACCAGTAAAAAGGCACTTAAAATACTTGGTTTCAAATCGCAAACCTCGTTGGATCAATTCCACGAAGACGAAGGATTGACGTGTTACATAATCGATGGCGCGAATGGTCGAGGTGGACGTGGATTTGCATGGGATAAAAGGGAAATAAATAAGTGGTTAAAAACTGAAGGAAGGAGTTCAGAAGAATGGCTAATCGACTAGAAAATGTAGATAAGGTTTTGAGGTATGCTGATGCATTAATAAAAAGTGAAAATTATGATGGTGGAGTTGCTGTATTGTTAGAAGCAATGAAGCAGTTAGTTTTTACCTTACAAGGAAATGAACCTATTGATTATGGTGATGAGTTAAATATTTGCATCAAGGAAGACTGTTGCGATGGGCAAGATCAACAGTAGATCCAAAGGTGCAAGATACGAAAGAGAAATAGCTAGATACCTATCCGAGAATGGGTTTCCTGATTCACGCAGAGGACAACAGTTTTCTGGTGGATCGGATTCCCCGGATGTGGTGAGTGACTTTCCATTTCATATCGAAGCTAAGCATGTACAAGCATTGAACCTCTATGCAGCAATGACACAGAGTATCAGAGATGCAGGTGATAAACCACCATGCGTGATTCACAGAAAGAATAACTCTGAAAGCATGTTCACATGCAAACTAGAAGACCTAATTAAATTATTAAACGAGAAGTCATGGACTTCGTAATTAACTTAAAATGATAACAGAATTAACAAAAACCTATGATGAAATAATTAGCGAATTTAAAGATGCGATTACAAATGGCATTAATGGATTCGTTAAAGCCGGAGAAATATATGTAAAAGCAATAGACCAAGATCCAGAGTATGCAGATAAAATGCAACTTGAGTTTAGTGATATTGTACCTGCAAAAGCTTGGAAACAATTTGAAGCTATTGGGAGAAAATGGGTACATCCAAAACTTATTCTTGGTGGTATGTCAGATGCGAAAAAAACAAACATTGTAAAGCGTCTACCCTATAGCTTGCAGAATCGTGTGTTTGAAGGAGAGAAGTTTAAATTACTAATTGCAGGTGGAGATGTGCTGGAGGTGAGCATACTTGATGCAAGTGCTGAGCAGACCATGCAGTTATGTGGTGATGGTAATATGCGTACACTTAGAGAGCAGAAAGCATACATTGAAGATAGCAAACTAAGGGAAGATTTAAAACCACAAGAGCTACCTTATTATGTACAGAAGGGTAAGATTATATTTCGTAAGAATACAGAAATAACTAGAGCAGAACTCAAGCAGTTACTTACTCAGGTATGAGGTCAAAGGCTAATAGGAAAAAAAGCAAATGGAAGCATTGGCACAGGACAGGCTTTTTTAAAAAAGATATTAAGTTTTATGGCTTTGTTTACCGATTGCACAATGGTTGTCTTAAAGATCACGAAATGGAAGGCTTGAGATATATATTAAGAGAAGAGGATAATTGGCAAAAATATTGTTATGATCCTTTGGTTTACATTACTCAAGAGGATATAGATCGTCATTTCAAAAACACATTATGGGAGAAAGATGATTATCCATTTAATTGTATTGAAGTGTGGGTTAGTGACCCACTTTCAAGTCCATACGCAGATCATGGAGCAATACGTCATAATGCGTGGGTAATTAAAAAACCAGGTTACTACAGAGTTAGCGTTACGTTTCAGCAGATAGGAAAATCAAACACATTTCGCACAATATATAAAATGAAGCACTATAAAGGCATGCCTTACTTTAACAGATGGAATGAAAGATGTTATAACAACCATGTATCAAGGGCGTATCATACAGTACTAGATCATTGTCGTGATATTAAGAAGCAGATATTTGCTGAGAAAGAAGCAATAGAAGATCGCAAAAGAGATACTTATTATCGACTAAAGTATTGGCGTGATATTAAAAACGAACTTGCACTTAAAGAGAAGAAAGAACGATTAAAGCGTGTGCGTGGTATAGTGCCAACGAAAGCAACAACTGCATTCTTCCAAGCACTTGCAGTTGGATCTGCAATATCTGAGGCATGACCGAGTTCGACACGAGTCTTAGTGTTGGCAAGCTGCGTGAGGCCGAATTAATCGAGTTCTTCCAATCGAAAGGGCATAAGCCTATACCCATACCAGGCAAGTTCTCTGGCTTTGATTTCTTCTTAGCTAATACCAAGCAAGGATATGAGGTTAAGCAAGATTGGAAGGCTCATTATTCCGGCAACTTGGTTGTCGAAATTGAGATGTATGGCAAGCGATCCGGTTTAATGTCTACAACAGCAGATTGGTGGATCTTTGATACTAAAACTGAGTTTATATTCATAACTCCATCGAGCTTAAAAGATTTAATTATTGAGCGTAATCCACCACTTAGAAAGTTCACAGGCAAGGGTGACATACACCCAAAAAAGGCATACTTGATACCCATTAATACTATTAAATCGTATGCCAAAACATCTATTGTACGCCCTTGTAAACTACAAACAGACACAATAAAACACAATGAATACACTAAATAAAATTATGAAAAAAATAATATTTTTATCTATATTTATCAGCGCAGTTATCACT